AATTATTCATTTAATGGTCCTGTAAACACAACATCACAAGGAGTTGCAGTACCTGTTTGTTATGGTAAACTAATAGTTGGAGGCGCAGTAATTAGTGCTGGTATTCAGGCGGAGGATTATACACCATGAATGAAATAGATTGGATACGCGGTTCTAAAGGCGGTGGTAAAGGCGGTGGTGGCGGTCACAAGCCGGTAGAAGCTGATAACACATTATTTTCTACAGCAAAAGCAAGAGTATTAGACTTAGTATCTGAAGGAGAGATTTCAGGCTTAGTAAATGGAGCAAAGTCAGTATTCTTAGACGAAGTTCCAATGATGGACAACTCAGGAAACTGGAACTTTAGTGGATTATCAAGCCCTGGCTATATTAGCCGTGTAGGAACAGATGGACAATCTTACATTCCAGGATTTGCACAGCCTACAAGTCAGCTTTCTGGTTCTGGAGAAATTTTAAAATCACAAAGTCCGTATACTAAAACAATTAGTTCAAGTGATACAGATGCTGTAAGAGTTACACTATCAGTTCCAAGTCTTAGACTATTAAAAGACAATGGAGATATTGTAGGAAATTCAGTATCATTTAAAATAGAGTTAGGTTATGATAACGCTAACTATACTACTGTATTGAGCAGCTCATTTGAAGGTAAAACAAATAAAAAGTACGCTAGAACTTATCGTTTTGATATACCTGCAAGTTTTAAGACAGCTGGTTTCAGCACTATTAATATAAGAGTTAGTAGATTAACTGATGATTCTACTCAATCAACAAATGAAAATACATTACTATGGGATTACTATACAAATGTAATTGATAATAAACTTAGTTATCCCAACAGTGCTTTAGTTGGTACACAATTCGATGCTCAACAGTTTGACTCGATACCAACAAGAGGTTACGAAATCAAAGGTGTCAAAGTTAAAGTTCCAAGCAACTACACAGCTTATGATGCAGGAACTTGTAGTCTTGCAAGTTATCGCAGAAAAGATAGATGTATAGCTGCAGGAGGAACTTGGACTGGTACTGCTGTAGGTGACAACCTATATAGCGGAGACTGGGATGGTACATTTACAACAGCATGGACATGTAATCCTGCGTGGATACTTTATGATTTATGTACTGATGAAAGATATGGACTTGGTAAATGGCTAACTGAAAATCAATTAGATAAATGGTCTTTATATGAAATTGCAAAGTATTGTGATGCCGTAGACTCCTCTGGAAACTTTGTTGGAGTCGATGATGGTTGGGGATATAAAGAAGCAAGATTTGCGTGTAATATATACTTACAATCAAGAGAGGAAGCATACAAAATATTAAACGATATTGCTTCTATCTTTAGAGGTATGTTATACTGGCAAGAGGGAGCAATCACAGCAGTTCAAGACTCACCTCGTGATCCAGTCATGACATTTAGTGATTCAAATGTAATTGACGGACAGTTTACATATGAAGGCTCAAGCCGTAAACAAAGACACAATGTAGCATATGTTACTTGGAATAATCCAGACGACTTTTATCGTCAGCATGTAGAATATGTTGAAGATTCACAAGGAATTACAAATGCAAATAACCAAATCTTTTCTACAGATATAACAGCAGTAGGCTGTACTTCTCAAGCCCAAGCGCGCAGAGTTGGAAAATGGTTATTATATACTGAAAGATATGAAACTGAGACTGTATCATTTACAACAGGAATGGATGGTGTTTCACTAAGGCCTGGAGATAATTTTTATGTATCTGACTCATTTAGAGCAGGTGTAAGATATGGAGGAAGAATTGCTTCTGGTAGTACAACTACTACTATTAATTTAGACAATCCTACCCCCGTTACAGCAGGTAAAATATATTATTTAACTATTCTACATACTGAGCAAGCATGTATTAATAGTGATGGTTCAAAGAGCAGTGAGACAAGTCAAGAAGCTTGTATTAACGCAGATAAAAACTGGGCTCCATATGTTTGGACAGAAAAGCAAACAGTATCTACTGTAACAACTACAGAATCTGTTACATCTTTAACTGTCACAAGTGCTTTTGAAAGTGCACCTGCAACTGGAATCATGTGGATGCTAGAAGAATATGATTCAAATGGAGCAACCGTTGCAGCACAGAAATTTAAGTGTTTAACTATTCGAGAAAAAGATAAGAATACTTATGAAATATCTGGACTTAAGCACTATGATCAGAAATATGATGTTATTGAAAGTAACATTGATTTTTCAGACAAAGATACAAGCGCTTTACCAAATCCAAGCGATCCAGTACCAAAACCAAGAGACTTAGGTATTGAAGAAGAATTGTATGTAGACTCTACAAATAATATTAAAAATAGAGTTACATTTTCTTGGCAAGTACCTTATACTACAGGTACTGCTATTAACTACCCATACTCAGGTGGTTATTATGTAGAATACAAAAGAACAGGAACAAATGTTAGTAATTGGATAAGCTTGGGCACAGTTATGAGTAATAGTGTTACTATTGATGATGCGCCCGCAGGGACTTATACATTTAGAGTGAAGACTAGGAGAATATTCTAATGGGAAATTTATATTCAGGGTGGGCAGAGTTAAGTGATGTAGAAGTTACGGGCAAAACTACTCCTCCAGAAGATGTTACAAATTTTCAATTAGTAATACAAGGTTCAAAAGCGTTTTTAACTTGGGACCAAGTATCTGACTTAGATGTAATTCATGGGGGTAACTATTGGTTAAGATATACGAGTGATACAACAGCAAACTGGGGTTCTTCTACTGATATTACTCGGTATATACCTGGCAATACATCTTCTTATTTAGCCCCATTGCTTTCTGGTAGATATTTATTAAAAGCAGTTGATTCTTCTGGTAATGAGTCTATTAATGCAATTGCAATTAATACTAATTTTGCTGATATTCTTAACTTGAATGCAGTATATACTTCGACTCAACATCCTAATTTTGGCAATGATACGTCAAATACTGGAGTAAACGATTCAAATACTACAAATATTAGTTACGATAGCGATAATCAAGCAATTGAATTATCAACAGAAACTTTAGCAACTGGAACACATGATTTATATTTATTTACTGGTACAAATAAAGATATTATTGACACATACGATAGTACACAGAATTCAATCACAGATAGCGGAGGAACAGATTACGTAGCGGCAAATATATTTGATAGTGCTACTGGAGACTTTGACGATAGAACGGGTAACTTTGATGATACTGTTCACACTACAAATAAGTTAGTAGATGAAAATGCAACGTTTACTTCTAGTCTAGTTGGTTATATAGTAAGAAACGTAGATGACGATGTTACAGCAACAGTAACTGCTTTAGATAATTCAACAACATTAACTTTAGATGCAGATATATTTCAAGGGGGAAATGAACAGTATCGTTTTGAAGTACAACCAAATATATTAAGAGACTTAACTGTAGATTTTACAACTGCTAGTGTTTCGTTAGTTGGAAGAACTGTAAGACTAGACGATGATTCCGAAGCAATTATAACAGCAGTAGACTCAAACGGTACAGAGTGTACTTTAGATTCAGATTTGTTTGAAGATGGACACAATTTAGATTATCATATCGAATGGGGGCCAAATCAGCTATTTGATAGTTCTGCAACCTTTGATTCAAGTGTAGTAGGTAAAACTATTTATAATACTACTCAAAGCACTAGCACTACAGTAAGTGCATTTGTTAGTACTAAAGAACTAACTCTTACAGATCCAATATTTGAGCATCGTGATGGAGATTCTTATAGTATTCAAATTATATCAGCAGATAATAAATTAAGAGATACTGGTGCTTCGTTTGACAGTACAATGTTAAATAGATTAGTAGTGAATACTACTATTGATAACAATACCTCAGTTGTTTCAGTCGATAGTTCTACAGAGTTAACTCTTTCAAGTAATATTTTTACTAGTGACCAAGACGGTTATAGAATAGAAGGAGATGTATCTTCAACTGGATATTATTATTTTACAGATGATAGTATTGATTTAGGAACAACTTATACTTCTCGTGTTATAGCAGACTATAAAACAGATTCTTTTGATAATAATGAGTTATTTGATGTAACAACGGGATTATTTGATAGTAGAACAGGTTTATTTGATGGAAGTGATATTTCTTCTACGAATGCTCAACTTGAAGTAAGAACTACAACAGATGATCCAGCATCTTCTGGTGCAACTTGGTCAGACTGGACTAAATTGTTTATCGGTGACTATACTGCTAGAGCATTTGAATTTAGACTTAAATTAACCGCGGATACAGTAACTCAAAATATACGAGTAACTGGGTTAAGCGTAACAATTGATATGCCGGATACTGTTAAGCGTGCTTATGGCGTTACTACAGATTCTGGAACAAATAATGGTACAAAAGTAATTACTTACACTACACCATTTAAAACAACACCTACTGTAGGCATCACTCTTACTACTACTGACGATAATAATATTTATCATCAAATTTCAAGTAGTGATAATGAAGGATTTACAGTAACTTTTTATGATAATAGTACAAGCCAGGCGTCTCAAGAGACATTTAACTGGATAAGCGTAGGATATTAAATATGGCAACACATGATTATAGTATAGCAAACCAATCTTTTCCGTCAACACGTTCGGATATTAATAACGCACTATCTGCTATTCGAAGCAGTAATAGTAATTCAACTGCTCCATCAGGCACAGGTAGTACTGTTGCTGGTCAGCTATTTTATGATACAGCAAATAATAAACTGCAAGTAGCTACTGATGCAGATGCTACAATGGTAGACATCGCTTTAGATTCTTCAGGAAATTTAGCAGTTACTGGTATTTTAACTTGTACTGCTCAAGCAGTATTTAATGGCGGTATTCAGCTAAACGACGATGACGTAATTTCTGTAGGTACTGGAGATGATTTAGAGATTTATCATAATGGAACTAATAGTATTATTAATGATAATGGCACAGGTTCTTTACTTTTACAAGTAGCAGATACAACAGTTGCATCTCTTGGAAGTGGTGGATTAGATATTACTGGTACGTTATATGCTTCAAGCAATATTGGCCTAGATTCAACAGACTATATTTCTTTTACTGGTAACACTCAAATGGATGTAACACTAAACGGTTCAAACGAGTTTAGATTTGAAGCGGATGGAGACTTCCACGCTGACGGTGATGTTATTGCATTTTCCACAACAACTTCTTCAGATGAAAAACTCAAAACTGGGATACATACAGTTGGGGATGCTTTAGATAAAGTATACAGATTACAAGGTGTTGAGTTTACATGGAAAAAAGATGGTACACGCTCAGCAGGTGTAATTGCACAAAATGTAGAAGATGTTATGCCAGAGGCAGTAAAAGAAGTAAGTGCTCTTGGTACTACTCCTGAGCATAAATCAGTAAACTACAATGCATTACATTCACTTTATATTGAAGCAATCAAAGAGCTAAAAGACTTGGTTGACGAGCAGGCACAAGAGATTGAGCAACTCAAAAAGGGTTAAAAAATTTACGGGTTGACTTTTTTCCTCATCTTTGATATAATATGAGTATAAGAAAGGTTGTATAAAAAATACTTGTACAGAACCTTTACAACAGATTATTCGTAGTTCGAGTAAACATCGAATTGTACAAAGTTTTATTTAGGGCATTTTATTATGGCAGCAGGCGTATACAATCTTACTATTGAGCAGGGTTCTACATGGCAGTTAAACCTGTCTATTGATAGTGACAACTCTGGTACAGATTTAGATATTACAAACTATACTTTTTCGCCTAAGATTGCTAAATCATATTATGACGAAAACCCAGTTACAATGTCATATTCAATAACTTCACCTACTACAGGTAAAGTAAAACTTTCTTTAACTGCAGCTCAAACAGCAGATTTTGATCCAAATATTGAGTATGTATGGGATTTAGATATGATAAGTCCAGCAGATGTTATTACAAGACTACTACAAGGAAGAGCAACAATTAGTGCGGGGTTATAGTCATGGCAGTTCAAGTAACAGTAGAAGAAATTGTAGGCTATGATACTACCATCACAGAAGATCAAGTAGTAGTAACAACAACTGCGATTCTTAATTTAGGAGATATAGACGCTGATGAAATTTCGTTTACACCTGTAGGCACTTTATCAGCAACAACAGTTCAAGAAGCTTTAGAAGAGCTTGCTGACAACCATTTTGTACAAGCTGCGGCTCCCTCATCAAGTGATTCAAACTTAGATGAAGGTGACTTGTGGTATGATACATCAAATAACGTTCTGAAAGTGTATCGTAATACTTCATGGGAAGAAATTACACTTAATGCACAATTATCAGAAAGCGCATCAGGTACTGAGTATACTGATGTTACCTTGAATGGAGGGTATTTTTAAATGGCTAATGTAATTAAAATTAAAAGAAGTACGAGTACTAATACTCCGAACTCGCTGGCCGAAGGAGAATTAGCTTATTCAGAAAGCTCAAATACTCTATTCATTGGTACAAGCGGATCAAATATTGATAATATTGCAGGTATTGGTAATACTGCACTTATTACAGGACAAACAGCAGAAACATCTATCGACGGTGATAATGATTACCTTTTAGTATATGATGGTTCGGCAAGTTCATTCAAAAGAGTATTAACTAAATATGTTGGTTCATTAGCAGCTTTAGGTATTACTGCTTCAGCAGCAGAATTAAATATTCTTGATGGAGCAACTCTTGATGTAAATGAGTTAAATACTTTAGATGGTATTACAGCTTCAACAGCAGAATTAAACCTTTTAGACGGTGTCACAGCCACTACATCAGAATTAAATATTCTTGATGGAGCAACTCTTGATGTAAATGAGTTAAATACTTTAGATGGTATTACAGCTTCAACAGCAGAATTAAACATTGTAGACGGAGGAACTTCAGCTACATCAACAACTGTTGCTTCAGGCGATAGAGTTGTATACAATGATAATGGTACAATGGTACAAGTAGATGTTGACGACATTGATACTTACTTTTCTGCTACAACAAAAACTCTAACAAATAAAACTATTAGTGGTTCTAGCAATACTTTATCAAACATTGGTAATTCTTCACTTACAAATTCAAGTGTAACAATTGGTTCTACAGCTCTTGCTTTAGGTGGAACAGCTACTACACTTGCAGGCTTAACAAGTGTTACTTCAACTGACTTTACTGGTGACTTAACTGGTGATGTTACTGGTGATGTTACTGGTAATTTAACTGGTTCTGTATTAACTGCTTCACAAACAAATATTACTGCAGTTGGTACATTAAATGGTCTTACTATTGCAGGTTCACAGTCTATTGACATGGGTGGTAACAGAGTTACTAACCTAGACGAGCCAACTCAAGCTTCAGATGCAGCTACTAAGAACTATGTAGATGCAGTTAAAACTGGTCTTGATATTAAAGATTCAGTAAGAGCAGCTACAACAGGCAATATTACAATTTCAACAGCACTTAATAATGGAGATACATTAGACGGTGTTACTCTTGTAGACGGCGATAGAGTTCTTGTAAAAGATCAAACAGACGCTTCTCAAAATGGTATTTATGTAGTAGGCTCAACTCCAGCAAGAGCTACAGACTTTGATTCAAGTGCTGAAGTTACTGGTGGTGCATTTACTTTTGTTGAAGAAGGTACTGCAAATGCTGACAATGGTTATGTTGTAACTACAAATGGCACAATTACTGTTGATAGTTCTGATATTGAATTTGCTCAATTCTCAGGTGCTGGTCAAATTACAGCAGGTAATGCGCTTACCAAGACTGGTAATACACTAGATGTAGCAGTTGATGATTCTTCAATTGAAGTATCTGGTGATGCGCTACAAGTTAAAGCATTAGGTATCACAAATGCAATGTTAGCAGGTAGTATTGATTTAACTGCTAAAGTCACAGGTACTCTTCCAGTTGCTAACGGTGGTACTGGTTTAGCAAGTTTTACTTCTGGTGACCTTACATATGCAAGTGGTTCAACTACACTTTCCAAATTAGGAATCGGTACAGCAGGTCAATTCTTAACTGTATCTTCAGGCGCTCCAGCTTGGACTGATACAATTGACGGCGGTACATTTTAATTAAAATTCACAGAAAGGGGCTACATAGCCCCTCACTGCTCCAGCTATATAGCAAGTTTTTAGGAGAGCCAAATGGCAATTATCAAACCAAAACGTACCAGTACGTCTGGTAATACACCCACAACTTCGGATATCGCAGTCGGCGAAATTGCAATCAATTTAGCTGATAAAATTATATACGTTCGCGATACTTCTGACAATATCCTAGACTTAACAACTACAAGTTTAGCTGACTTAGGCATTACTGCAACAGCAACTGAACTTAACTTATTAGATGGAGTAACTGCCACAACCACAGAACTAAACTACTTAGATGGAGTTACTTCTAATATTCAAACTCAACTAGACTCTGCTAGCGGTGACCCAGCAGGTACTGCAGTAGCTATGGCAATCGCATTAGGAGGATAATCAATGGCAAACGCTTTTAAAAATGCAGGTGTACAAGTAGGTACAAGTAGAACTACATTATATACTTGCCCATCAGGAACAGAAGCAGTAATACATGCTCTTTATGTGAGTAATGTAGATGGTGCTAATAACGCTGATGTAGACATAGAAATTACGATTGATGGTGGAACAACTTATAGATATATTGGTAAAACAATACCAGTTCCAGCAGATTCAACTTTAGTATTAGATAAGCCTATTAATTTGGAGGCAAATGATGTTTTAGCTTTGACAGCTTCGGCTGCAAGTGATATTGAAGCAGTTGCATCAGTATTAGAGATTACATAACATGGCAAAAGTACAGATAAAAACTAATGCAAATGGTACAGGTATTTTAACAATACAAGCACCTAATACTGACACTGACAGAACTATGAATATACCTGACAGTGACGGTACAATGTTGCTGAATATTGCTGACGATCCTACTCCACAGTTAGGGGCTAACTTAGATACAAATGGATATAACATCACTGGTACGGGTGCTATTGAAATTGAAGGGAATATATCTACTGATGGTATAATTAGTGGTAACATAACTGGTAATCAAGCGTACTATGCAAAAGCAACAGAAGCAATTTCAAAAGGTGAAGTTGTTATGTTTAATTCTGCTCAAGGTTCAAATATATTAATTGAATTAGCAGATACACAAGCAGTAGGATTTAAACCTGAATATGTAATGGGTATTGCTGCAGAAACCATGGCTACAAATGACTTTGGTATTGTTGTTGCATTTGGTAAGATAACTGGAGTAGATACTGACACTTATAACGATGGAGATATTTTATATCTTGATAATTCAACTGCCGGAGGGGTTACAAATACTAAACCTAGTGCTTCTGATGGCCATACTATTATTGTTGCTGCTGTGTCAAATGCTGCAAGCAATGGCACAATACAAGTAAGACTTACACATGAGCCAGACACAGATGAAGTTCCAGAGGGTTCAACTAATCTTTACTACACAGATGCTCGAGTACAAGCAGTATCAATTAACAATGTTGTAGAAGATACAACTCCACAACTTGGTGGTGATCTTGATTTAAACAGTAACAATATTACAGGTACAGGAAATATCAATATAACTGGTACTATTACTTATGGAACATTAAATGATGGGACTACTGCATTAACATCAACAGTAGAAGAACTTAACTACTTGGATGGTGTTACTGGTATTACACT